GTGATGGTTTTGGAACCGAAGTACAGCCTGCCAAAAGCACCAACAAACAATACACCGCTTTCATTGACATGCTCTTGCTCCTTGTTCTGATGCAATTTGCTCGCTCACGTGCACCATCAGGGATGTTTGAATAAATGCCTCGAGGTCCACCTCCCTGACCCGCCACTGACGTCCAATCTTGCAACCCATTAACTTGCCCGCCCGGAGCCAGCCCTTGATCGTTTTCGGGCTGAGCTGCAGGGTGGCGGCGGCTTGTTCCGCGGTTAGTAACTCGTTCATTGCTACTCCTATCCTGTCACTGGTAGCATCCCTGTGCGTAAATCGCTTCTGTACCTAGAGAGATATGCCTCAGGCGCCTGCTACGGCCCTGTTGATTCCTGAAGCATACTTTTTTTATCAATTAATGTCAAAATAAATCTATTTAATCTAATTAAAGGCGATCGAGGGACCCAGGTGTACCGGAACTGTCCATTCTTGTCTATCGGTAACGCCGGCGTCATTCCGCACTAGTGTCAAGGATGTATTGACGTGGGTCGGGTGATCATCTCCATGGTGGTGTTGGTAACGATGCTCAGTCCCTGATCCCATTGAGACCCCCGCCTCCGCACCCCGTCGCACTCTGATGACGGATCTCAGCAACACTAAGCAAACCTATAGTAAAATCCTCGGAAAATGTCCTCCCTCTGGCCGTGGGTATCCTCGCCTGTCCACAGGCGAAACCGCTCCCAAGCCCCGCAGAAAAGCTAAGAAAACCTACAGAAAAATTCGGGCACTTTCTCAGATGCCTCGCCTCCAGACGCACGCCCCTGTCCGGGGGCTTGGCCCGGGGCTCGGGGGGCGGGGACGATCGTTGAATCTCGGGCGACTCTGGCGGGGTGTCGGCGTGGAGACGACCTTAGGTCGTGTGCCGCCGGCCATTCTCCAGTAAATTTCCTGGAATCCCCCCTTCGCAAATTTACTAAGCTTGCTCTCCCCCACGCCTCCCACGGACTAGCGCCCACACCTACCGTATAAAACTATTAGGTTTTATATTCTTGACTTCGAAAAAATCATTTATCTTTCAACGAAAAAACGGTATAATATAGGGTAACCTAGTATTCCCTATCGTATGTGGCGCAGGGAGGATTTGCGTGGAGAGTATCGGCTATATCAGGGTGAGCACTGAGGAACAGGCGCGCGAGGGTGTGTCGCTCGACGCCCAGGAGGCGCGGCTGCGGAGCTATTGTGCAGCCGCCGGGTTGACGTTGGTCGAGGTGATCCGCGATGAGGGCGTCAGCGCCAGCAAGCCGCTGAGCAGTCGCCCCGGTGGGGCGGCCCTGTTGCGGGTGGTGGCTCGGCGACAGGTTCGACATGTCGTCGTGGTCACACTGGACCGCGCCTTCCGCAACACCATCGACTGCTTGACCACCGTACACGCGTGGGACCTGGCCAACGTCGCCTTGCACTTGGTCGACCACGGCGGGCAGTCGATCAACACCAAGACGGCTGTGGGACGCATGTTTTTGACCATGCTGGCGGGGTTCGCCGAGATGGAACGTCGGCTCACTGCTGAACGTATCACCGCAGCCTTGCGGCACAAGAAGGGGCAAGGCCAGGTCTATGGTCCCGTACCTTACGGCTTCGACCGCGCGGGTAATCGCCTGGTTCCCAACGGCGCTGAGCAGAAGGTTATCCAGCAAATGGGGCGTTGGCGCCAGGCGGGCCGGACGCTGGCATGGATCGCCGACACATTGACCCGCCGAGGTATCCCGGCCAAGCGCCGGGGTCAATGGAATCCCTACGGCGTGTCATACATCCTCAAAAACGCCTTACATCAGGAGGTGGCCTAGCATGGTTGAGCGCCTCATCACCCCGGAAGACGCGGCTGATCGGTTGGCAGTCTCTAAAAATACCATCCTCGATTGGTTACGATCGGGCCAGCTGAAGGGCGTCAAGGCGGGTCGGCTGTGGCGGCTCCGAGAACGTGACCTGGCGGAATTTCTGAAGGAGCCCGAGCCAGCAAGGGAAACAGGCCTAGCCGATGAGCCCGCTCAGGCTGACGAACCGGTGCTGGAGGAGGCGAACGAGCTGGAGGTAGACGATGTCATTAACTGGGAACGCTACGATGAATTGAAGAGGCGTGGGCTCTCCCGGCGGGCCATCGCCCGCGAAATGCGGATCGCTGAGACCACGCTGCGACGGCTGGAAAAGCGCCGCTGAACGGCAGAAATCAAACGTCGGGCAGCCGCGTGGGCAAAATCCGAGCGTACTCGTACCAAAGACCCCTAACGCATCAGCTGGAGAAAGTGAGAGACAAATGGCACAGCTAAGGAGCTCATCCCTTTTCTTCGGGGGTCCGGGTGCAAACGAAAAGTATGAAGCGCTGCGCCTTGATCCGGAGTACCGAGACGTCCGCGACCTGATCGAACGAATGTGGGAGGAATATCATCCCTACGCAGATTCGGCCTTTCTGTCAGAAGCACGGAATGGGGATTTCGAAGCCCGCTATTGGGAGTTGTACCTAGGATGTTCTTTGACTCGCCAGGCAATACAAATTGAGCCCAGAGCAAAGCGTAGGCAATGCGGGGGGCCGCGCGACAAAGGACCAGACTTCAAGATCATTGCCCCGGGTAGCATATGGATAGAGGCGAGTGTTCCGGGCGCTGGCGAAACGATGGATGCCGTGCCGGAAGCCGAACCTGGCATCGCCCACGCCGTGCCTGACGACGAAGCGAAGCTTCGGCTGTTCAGCATCGTTCGCGACAAGGCAAAGGATCGTTTGCGTTTCGTGGCGGATGGATGCGTCGATCGCTCCGCAAGTTATGTGATTGCAGTGAATACGGGCAGGATGCCGCATGTGCCGGATCTCGAACCGCCGCGGATCGTCCGCGCCATGCTCGGTTTGGGGCTCCCCCAGGTGTCGATGGATTTACGCTCCCGTGCGCTGTTTGACTGGCGCTTTCAGTCTCAGGACAATATCACGAGACGATCCGGAAAGCGTGTATCTGTATCGACCAGGATATTTCTCGATCCTGAACCATCCGACTCTCCTGACTATGCCGGCTATGAAGGCATTAGTGGCGTGCTCTCTTCGGGAATAACCCCCTTTTGCGAACTATGGTTCGATCATAGCCGGTTCGTGTTAGGCGACGACTTTTGCCTCATCCATAATCCGCGAGCGATCAGCCGGCTGCCCCGGGGCTTTTTGAAGGTCGGACGGGAATATTGGCTTGATGATGATACGGGAGTATTGAAGTGTAGGGTATGGTTCGAAGATAGAGCACGACGAGGCGAAGTGGGAGAAGGGAAATGATGCGCGGTTGGTTCGTTATCGTCAGCCTAGTCGGCCTGCTCGGGCTCGCCAGCCCTGGCCTGGCCGCGGCACTGACCTGTACAACCTATGAAGAAAAAACGCTCGGCCGCTTGCAGACGCTCTGCCCAGACGGCACACGAGCCACATCGTATTGGAACGGAACCTTGGAGCGCTGGGAAACGACGGTCCAGCCGGCGCCCGGCACTCGGCGGTCATGCACCACGCAGAGGCACCCGCAGACCAAAAACGTTGAAGTCTATTGTAGGTAAGGAGTGAAGGATGAAGCTGTCGAAGGACCAGAGCAGCAACGGTAGTGACCATAAGAGGTATGCCGCCATCTACGCCCGTGTCTCGACGGATGAGCAAGTCAACAACTTCTCGCTTGACACACAGAGGGAAGCCTGCAGGAAGTTCGCTGAGCGCGAAGGCTATACGGTCCCCGAGAGTTACGTCCTAACGGATGAGGGCATCTCCGGGACGACTATGGATCGGCCATGCTTGCGCAAACTCCGCGACTTGGTTGCGGCCCAAGCCATCACAGCTATCATCGTCTATGATCCAGACCGACTGTCGCGCAACCTGGGACATCAGCTTCTGCTTGCTGAGGAAATGGAACGAGCTGCGGTGAAACTGCTCATTGTCTCCCATCCCCTAGAGCAGGGTCCAGAGGGCTGGCTCTTCTTTCAGATGCGCGGCGCCCTAGCCGAATACGAGCGGGCCAAGATTTTGGAGCGCTCTCGGCGCGGATCGCTGGCGCGTGTTCAGGCGGGCCATCCCTGGGGTGGTCGCGTGCCGCTAGGCTATCGCTATGTGAGTGAGCCGCATGGCGGCCGGTATGAGGTCGACGAGGACGAGGCCGCCCTGGTCAGGCGCATTTATACCATGTGTTTGGGTGGTATGGGAACGCGGTCGATTGCACAGCGGTTAACCGACGAGCAGGTGCCCTCGCCGTTGGATCGGCGGCCAGTCAATCGTGCGTGGCGCACGCTCCCGGCTGGTACCTGGAGTGCCGCCACGATCCGATACATCCTGACCTCTGAGGCGTATGCCGGCCGAGCGTCCTGGGGCAAGCACGAGAATCTCCCACACACCAAGCGCCGACGCCGTAGGCCTGAGAACGAATGGGTTATACTGGCCATCCCGCCCATTATCGACGCGGCGACGTTCCACGCGACTAAGGCTGCTTTGACGCGGCATAAACAGACGGCGACCCGCAATCGCAAACATGACTATCTCTTCGTCGGCGCCCGGCTGCGGTGTGGGCGTTGTGGGCGTGGGATGACGGGCGTCT